CGCAGCAACACCGTTCATCTCCCCGTCGCCCCGAGCGGGGGGGTGCGGGGCTGCCGCTACCGCCTGTAGGTCTGCTGTATTGTCAGGAGCGACGCGTTCGGTTGTTGTGACGCCGGTGTCCCCGTTAGTGGTGGATGTTAGCTTTGAGCCGTCGCCGAGGTCTAGCTCCTCCTTGACTTTTGGTACAGTACCCTCAACTTCGTATGTTCTCGCCGGCTGGTTTGGACCGTCGAGGCGGGCGTCACTCTCGCGTAGCACCCCCTTAATACCATACTTACCTCGCGTTATATCGTGGCTATCCATATGCTCGGCTGGCTTGATTTCCCAGTCGTACTCTGGGCGGGCTGTTTGTAGCTTTTTCAGCTCAATTTCAGCCGCTCGTTCGGTGAATCCGTTGTAACCTTTTCCGGTTTCTTCAACTTGGATTGGTTTTTCTAGTCCTTCAGCTAATCTCTGTGCTTCACGGCGAGCAATAGCAATGTCTGAATGCGTCGAATATCTCTGTGATGGACTGCCGTCAGCATACTCTTCAACGATTGCGTATTTGCCGCGTGGTGTCTGCTCGATTCGATAGCGGTAATCTTCAGGAGCTGTACCGAAAAAGCCTGGTTTCGTTGGCTTGTAAACATCCTCACCATTGACATTTAACGTATTGTTTGATACACTGCCAGTACGAGTTCCTGATGGATTACTAATAGGACTTGTGCCTGTAGCAGATTCTAGATTGCTACCTGCACGGGTAACGCCCCGCAAGTCGTCGTCCATCAGGGGCGTACCAAGCTCAGCTTGGGCTTTTTTAATATCTGCCTCAATTCTTTCGGGGCGGATTTTTTGCACACTCTTAAGGCTTAAGCCATCGTTAAATTGACCCATTAGGACTCGACCGCTCGGTGCGTCAGTGTTTGCATAGGTAACATTCTGGAGTCCTGTATCGTTAGGGCTGCGAGTTAGTGTGCTGTTATTGCCATAAATAGACTTTTCCGCTATATTTACATACTCCTCAGGTGTTACTCCCTCCTGAATAATCCGCTTCTCAACATGTGCATTATGCGCGCCCGGATACACTGTTACGTCTCTGTTGGTTACGAAGTCTTGTCCAGTTTGCGCTTGGATCGCGTTGTGTTGATCTAGAGTGTTCTGGCTAACGCGCCCGTAATTAAACGGCTCATCGATAGGGTAGTTTTCGATAGCTGTGCGCATTCGCTCATTTCGCCCGGCATTCGGTGTAATTTCCGTACGTGGAATGTGTAGGTCGCCATCGACATATGCTTGGCGAAGTGCTGTAGCGCCGCGTCCGATAGCTGCACCAGCTCCTGTCATTCCAGTGCCAAAGACAGCACCGGTCGCCGCTTCTTGCAAAGCATTTTCAGGTTTCCAGTCGGTGCCGGCTCGAAGCGACCCGCCTGCGCCTAGAGCAGCGTTCGTAGCTGCCTCATGAGCAATCAATTGGGGAACGGTTTTCTCGGCTGCTTGACTGATAATACCTTTTTCTAGTGCACTTTTAGCTAGGGTTGGTGCAATACCCTTGACAACTCCCTTGGCAAGAGATCCTACAGGAGCAACAGAAGAAGCGACATCAACAGCTGTACCAGCTGCGCGAAGTATACGGTCTAGAGCTCCTTTGTCTTGCATGCCTCCAGTTATGCCGTTTATTTCTTGGTCTATAGCGTTGTATCTGCGAGCATATTCTTCCTCTGAAAGCTTGCCTGCTTTGTATTCCGCAGTGAGTGCATCAAGCGGGCTATGATTAACTAAAGCTTCACCTGAACGATAGACTGCTTTGAACGGTTGCGCCATGCCGCCAATCATATTGCTGCCGACACTAACAGCATCCTTACCGACAGTCTCTAGGTTGGGACCCTTCTTTACTGCTCGGTCGTCAATCAGGTTGCGTAGCAGTTCCGATTCAGCGACGATACGCTCGAACTTCGCGCGCTGTTCAGGGTTAGTAAATCCGTATGGGACCTTGGCGTAATCTGTCAGATTTTTAGATATCTGCTCAATAGCCTCGCGTTGTCTGCCGGCGTCCATGTTATTAAAGTCTTCTAGGAATTGTGTCGGTGTCCTGCCACCGTAATTTATCATGGGCGATTGTCCGTATTCGCCCAAGGCAGCGTCAGCGGTTTTCTGGCGATACTGAACATTCTTTATCTTCTCGATGGTGTTTTTCAGCTGCTCGTCAGAGGTGATGCCTTGCTGTGCTTCATCGAGTAATTTCCGTTCGTTTGTCCAGTTACCGCGAGTATCATTAAGCAGCGTCGTTAATTCGTCTCGACGCTTTCGGTAGTCCTCAGAATTTAGGTTGTTGCGGCGTACCGCCTCATTCAGCTGCTGCATCTGCGGTGATTGCTGTGCTGGCTGCTGAAAAGGGGAGGGTTGCTGCGGATGTGGTAATTGTAGTTGCGACTGGTTATTTATCGAGAAATTTGGCTGCTTATCTTGCTGCTGCACTTTCGACTGGTTTTGTTCAATGTACTTTTTGGCGTTCTCATCGCCCAGTGCGGCATACTTTTTGGCTTTCTCTAGCTGCGATTCAATTGTCTCTACGAAGTTTGGCTGAAACATTGGCGTTTTGGGCTTCTCTGGCGAGAAGTTTTGCTGCTGCTCCTGCTGGCGCGGCTGCTGAATAGTAGACAGGCGTGTTGCATCAAACCCCTGAAACTGCTTTGGCTGGCTTAGCGGATTATCGTTGTGCTGCTGGATTGGCTCGCGGTGGTTTTGCTGTTCGCGGCGTTTTTCTTCTTCGTCGTCTCTCCATCCGAAGAAGCTGCGTATCATTTTTCCAAAGTCAAACATTGGTATTTAGCTCCTTTCGGCTATTAGAATTGGACATCGTCTGCGGAACGCCGTGGACGCATAAAGTAGCTGTCGTCATCGTCAGAGCGTCGGCCAAGAACTGATTCTGTTGCTTGTCCTGCACTCAGGCTAGGCGAGTTAATATTCGAGCTATCTACTGTGCCTTGAGTGATATTCTTCGCCTGGTATTCCGGAACACTTGCCAGTGACGCTTGCGGAGCAGTGATATTTTGGTAGGTCTGTACGATTTGACCTAGCCGTCCGTTGATAGCTCTATCGACGTCCTGAATTTGGGCTGTCGATATTGCACCCGCTTGAGCGAGAGCTTGGGCGCGCTGGTTGTCGTTCATGTTCATCTTGTTGAGGATTTCGTTGCGCTGCTCGTTGAAGGTGTCGTGGATTTCTTGGTACTTGCTCTGGCGGAAGTCATTCAGCTTGCGTACTTCGTCTTCCAGCTTCCTCTGTACTTGTTGACGGTTGACTTCAATGTCGGTCTTCTGCTCGTTCAGGTCGTCTAGCATCTTGCCTTGTTCGCTGTTCTGCAGGTCGGCCACGCCAACGCCCAGCATACCGATAGCGCTTGAGTTGCCGCCGCCCAGCATACCGATGTTGTTTGATTCGCCCTGCAGAGTGTTGCGGACCATCTCGCCTAGCGACTGTTTACCGCGTGCATAGCTTTTTTCTAGTTTCTGATCTTGTCGGTCGAGGTTCTGGAAGGCGCTGTCGCGTTCGCCCTTCAATGAATTAATGGATGTGTCTACCTGCCTGTCGACAGCCGCTCGTGCTGCGTTGCGTCGCGGGTCGATAGAGCCGAGCATATCGTTGTAGTAGCGGTTATTCTGTGCCCACTGTTTGTCGATGGCTTGTCGCTGCACTGCTGACATACCGCCTCCGCTACCTCCGCCGCCTCTGCTATAGCCCCAGCCACCAGTACCATTCTGCTGTTGAGGAGTATTTCCGCGATTATTATTCTGCCAGGATTGGTACTGTCGATGCAGTCCGTCTACGTACTGCTGAACTTTGCCAGCTTGTCCTTTGTCGTAGCTGATCATTTTTGTATCGGCGCCGTTGTTATTGACCTTGTTCCAGTCAATCCTGCCGTCGTTGCCGGTGTAGGCAAGTGCGTAAGGATCGTGTACTGCCAACCATCCGCGGAAGTCTGGGTTTCCTTGATATTCTGCCATAAAAATAGCCCTTTCTTGCGCTTCGCAAAAGGGCTGTTGTTTCGCTTGGACTGTCCAGTTGCGAAGACACACTTAATACAAGTTTGTCTTTCGCCTCTGGAGTCCTGATGTCCGCCGTACGACCGGTCGTCCAAAGCCGTTGCCGAGCTTGCGGCTCACGGAGCGGTGTTTCTCGTGGTTTAATACAGGAAATACCGCATGCTTATTTATAAGTTATCATGCGTTTTTTCAAATCATCAATATTTTGACAAAATTTGTGTAACTTTTTCGATTCTAGTTTGTCGGGCTATAGAAATGTTCGACAAAATACCACTTACCCCACTCGCCGTGATCGTTTCTAGTGCACTTGCCGAAGCCGGTTAGCGTATATCGGGGGTCGAGGATAGCCTTAGCGTGCGGCTCGCTTTTCATCCAGCCGCGATCGCCATTGAATACCGTTCGCTCATCTAACCTGTCTCCATTAACATCATCCGCACCCTTATCAGAGCCGTAGGTGATATTTAGGTTCTCGCTATAATATCCGTAGACATTGTTTAGATTTCTCATAGCAATCTCATAGCCCTCCAACTTTGTCGTTGGGTTTTGATGATCGTAATAGTTATTAGTAGCCATGTCATCGCACTTTTCTTGCGCAGACTTGTTTAGTGCTGGGCTGAGTTGCATCGGTGCGATGCCATGCTCGGCGCGTATCTTGTTGACTTCAGCTAGCATTGTCTCTGGCGTGATGTCATAGACAGTGTGCTTGCTATGCGAAGCAGACTTATTCTGGCTCTGATTTTTGACTGGAGTTCGTCCTTGCAAGTCTCTCAGCTCCTGTATCTTATAGTCCAGGGTGGCTTCAGTGTTTTTCCTATCAGATTCTAACTTGTTATGGTATAGAATAGGGTATGCTGTGTGACAGAATAAAAAACCGATAAAAAAACAAACAACACCGACGATAGCTACGTCGATGAGGCACTTTTTTCTAGTGACCATCGTGTCATTTTTTTCTTTTTTACCACCTTTTTTCATGGCGTCATTATAGCAAATATGGTATGATTTGTCCATATGAAGAGGTCAATTGAGTGGATAAAGGATAACTCCTTGATGTTATTCTGCTTATTATTTAGTATTTATTGTGCTATGATAAACCACCGCCCAGATTTGTATAATGTTATTAGCGCTGGGCTTCTAGCCTCACTCCTCACGTTTATGTTTTTTATCGCCGAGGAGGCTCAAGCTATGAGGAAAGATAGTATGCTTGTCGCTACGGTGGGTCTTTGGTTAGCTGTTGGTGTTATAGTAGGAAGATATTTTTCATGACAAAGACACCCTTGCGAGTCGGGGTGTCTTTACCGTTCTCCGTAGCGTCCAGTAGATTGCATGTCATACCTGCGCTATCAGTGGAGGTTTTATGTTTTGTGTGTATTTTTTGGTTTGTCTTAGTTTTTGTTAAACCTTCAGCTCGGCCGCTGGGGTAGAGACCTGGTTGTTTGCACGGAGCAGATCTGCTTCGTACTCCAGGTTAGTCTCTTCAATGCGGTACAGCTCGTCGGCGATTTCTTTCGGGACCGTCAGATCTTTGCCTGCTGGATAGCCCTTGCCGTTAATCATCACCGTACGTCGCAGCTTGACGTGGACATACACTGGTTTTGTGTCTGGCTCGTGCTGTGCGTCTTTTGGTTCTGATTCTACTGGATTATGCAAAAACTCCCGCGGGTCGCTTAGCGGCACTGATGTAGGCTCCGCTGCTGGTTGCGTCTCTGGCGTCGGTACTGGCGCTGGCGAGACGGTCGGTGTTGTGTCCGGTGCTGCTTGCGCGGTATACTCAGCCTGCGGCGTGCGGGGCTGGGGAGTCGGCACATTGGTCATAGTAGGACCTAGAGTGTTTGGTGCGTTACCTTCCATGATTATCCTTTCATGGTGTGGGCGGCGGACTGTATAAGCTACCGCCCGGTTAGTTTAGTATAGAGAGCCGGATTCCAAACGACACATAAAGTTGTTGTTTAGAATGGCAGCCTTGGCGGCAAACTTCCAACCAAGCGTCATCTTCTGATGAAGTGGGTCGGACACGCCGCCTGGACCTTCCTTGTACACCTTCAGGTGCTGCAGGTCGGTGTTGCTGTAGGCGTCTTCACCAAAGAGCAAGCTAATGTGCACTTTCGCGTTTGATGCACCCTTGTCAGTGATTAGGTTATTACTTCGAACAACCGTTACACCAGCAAACGAGACTAATTCGCCCTTGTATAGCTCGTTGGATTTCTCCTTCGATGCTTGGCGGTAAACCGTCTGGCGGAATGCCTCGTCATCCATCAAGTCTTGCTCGACGGCTGGATCGACAACTAGGACATAGTTGCCGTCCTTAAAGGTTGGTGCGCCTGCGGTGCGCAAGCGAGAAACCTCTTTTCGAACATCTGCCCAGGTCAGCTTGTCTGCGTCAGCTAGCAAGTTGCGTGCGGTCTTTGAATTAGCGTAGCGTACAGCAGTACCGGCGATGATGACCTTGTTGATAGCATGGTCATAGCTTTTCGATGACTGCTCGCTGAGCTTCTTCAGAGCGTTTTGAACAGATGAGTGTTTTGGTGTTAATTTTGCGAGGTCAGTAAGCGTCACAAAGTCGCCATACTGGTCAACAACCGCATTGATAGCAGAAGTTGTCAGCTGGCTGCCGGCTAGGGCTTGCCCCTCCGTCAGAGGGTTGGTAACGATATCCAAGTCCGAGTAACGGGTAAATTGGATCGTCTTGCTTGATGCCTCTGGTAATGTTTCTTTGTGACCGAACTGGTCAAGCACAGTCTGAAACTCCGCTCCGCGAAGGACTTTCTTCGCAAAGTAGGTTTGCAGATCGTGCTGAAGCTGCGCAGTAGTAGTGTCAGCCATGTTAAACAGCCCTTTCTGTAACCACTACCACCCAAATGGATTACGATAAACTAATGTTTCCGATCCTTGCCTCTAGTTCCTCTATAGAATCTCCGCCGCCACCTGAGCCTGCTGCCGACGAAAACATGCCAGAGCTTTGTCCGTTCAGGTTCTGTAGGCTTTGCTGGGCACGCTCGCGCTCGGCTTGCGCTACAGACATGATAGGCTCTAAGTACTCATCGGCTAGCTTCCGAATCGATAGCTTCTTAAGAGCTCCGACGTTCCTTGCTAAAATGTGCGGCTCAATACGTCCTCGGACATAGCTGTCAACCGCCTTAGCTAAGGTTTCGTTGTAGCAGTTCGGATCCGTTGGATCTAACGAAGCATTGTTTGGGTCAAGCATAGGATATGCTTTTAGTATTTCTGCCTCTTCGCGGTCAAAGCGCGACGCCACCTGTTCACCGTCCAAGCGTTCCTGCATTGCCTCTACTGCAGTATTGGCAGCTTGCTGGGCTTGTTTTTGGTTATAGTCCATGATGTCGCTGGCGCTGTAATTACCATCTTCATCAGGAGTAGGGGGCTTAAGCTGGTCTTGCTGGTTTTTTCGTGCCATTTCCTGCTTAAGAGACTCGATATACTCGTCCTTCTCGTGCAATTGGCTGGTCAATGCAGCGAAACGCTGATTGAGGCGCGATTGCTTGTCTGGACGCCCGTTTTGTGTATCTATACCGACTTCTGCTTCAGCTTTGGAATCACCATTGGACTGCTGTTGACCGTCGCCATCAGCACCCTCCGCACCAGTCGCTGTTGTTTCGTTCGTAGTTTGATTCTCACCAGCCGGCGTCTCTGGTGTGGCGGTTGCTTCT